AGTGTTTTGATTCCACACTTCTAACTCTGTACGATTTCTTCCTTGTTTGATAACATTATCAAATCTTTTACTAGCATGTTTTGTCCACCATGCGAGGATACCATCCATCTCAAATCTATCAAAGTTTTCTGCTTTGATTAGTTTATCAGTCTTACCAAGCAATACATCTTTTGTATTACTGTATCCCCATTCTGACATGTAGAATCTTTTCTGTGTAGTTACACCACTTGCATTTTCAATTGCTTTACAGAAGTGGTCATATCCTATGGAGTCATGTTTCTTTAAATTCTGTTTTACTAGACTAACCATCTTAGTCTGCATTTTTAGTTTACGAGATGAAGCACCTTTGTGTATCAAGTCTTCTCCATCGTTTCTATCGGTGAACCAATCTCTTAGTTCAAAGTATAGTTCTTCGCCTAGTGTAAGTAAAAACTTACTCTGTGTATCACCCTTGTATCTTAAGAATGGTCTCATACCATCGTACATACTTGCACCTTTGATGTTACCATATAAAGATGTTGTTTCAAATAAACAGAACTCTGTGTTATATTTAGCGTTCAACATTCTACGTGTTTCGTGTGAACAACAGATAGCGGCAAGAAGTTTACCACCAAGATAATTATATCCAAATGGTTGTACAGGGACAATGTTGAATCCCATGATTGCACGTTTGTTGAATATATCTAAGTCGGGTGTAGAACCAAGGTAATCATTTCTTGGTTTTGAATTGATTAGTGGTGAACCATATCTTATGAATCCCACTACAGTGTTTGTATTGGTTTCCTTAACTACGAGTTTCATAGTTTTGCCTGGCGATTCATCAGGCGAGAATGATGCAGTTTTTTCCAACATCGCATCAAATGTTTCATTTGGTATTGTTGTAACCTCAAAATTCATGTCCCGAGGATGCATGTCATAGTTTTGAAACATGTCATCCTCAAGACCGAATCCGAACAACGGAGCAGGTAAGTCCTTTACTCGTTCGACTTTCCTTGCACGAAAATAATCGTCAATTCTGTCGAAGTCTGCAAAATAGTTAACGAGCTTGCTCGCTACCCATATGGTATCTTCCCTACTCAGTTCCATATTAAAGATTCTCTAATACGTTCTCGGGAGTTGATATTTCGTAAGGGTCACTGTTGATGTTATCATCTTGACCTTCTTCAGTAAACATCTGTTCAATAACACCATCGTTTATAACCATGGCATATCTCCAACTTCTGATACCGAATCCTACGTTACCTTTTTCCACTGAGGCACCCATTGCTTGTGTGAATTCACCATTACCATCAGGCAGTGGATAAACTCTCTGTACGTCTTGTGCTTCGAACCAACTGTTCATAACAAAAGTATCGTTAACAGACAAACAATAAATCTCTTCAATGCCCTTCTCATCAAACTGTTCAAACATGGAATCAAATCCTGGCAGTTGTTGGTTGGAACATGTTGGAGTAAATGCGCCTGGCAATGCAAAAAGAATTACTCTTTTGCCCTCTAGTTGTTTAAGTGTATCCAAAGTTCTGAATTCACCATCGACTTGAATCGGAAGATTCACTTGAGGGATTTTATCACCTACATTTAACATAGTTTTCTCCTTTATATCGCTTCTACATAATATAGAAGATACACCCAGTATACAATATAAAGGGCGTATCGTAAAGAGGGTTTTTAAGAAATTTTGATTTCTTGAGGTTTGTCTTCCTCAGGCACAATTCTCTCTAAACTAACACTCAAAATACCATTCTTCATGTCTGCACCTTTAACGACAATGTCGTCTGCAAGTGTGAATGTTCTTTTGAATGAACGTGATGCGAGTCCTTTATGGACATACTCAAGTTCGTCTCCTTCCTTTTGTTTACCTTCGATTGAAAGAACTTCTTTCTCTTTTGAGATAGTAATATCTTTCTTGGTAAATCCAGCTACTGCAAGTTCGATAGAGAAGTTCTCTGCATCGTGTTTTACAATATTGTAAGGTGGATAGTTAGAATTAGATTGTACATCTGCACGTTCTAATAGTTGAAGAGTTCTGTCGAACCCGATTGCGAATGGGAATTCTGTTGAAAATTTCCCGAAGACATCATTGAAATGTGTCATAGCTTTTCTCCTTTATTAAGCAAGTTTATAATGTGCAACCTCTAATGAGCATTGCATTAATGTTCGAGAACCGAGCTCTTTTGAAGAAATGGGGTCACTTGATGTCGGCGTTGCCCAATCCAAGTTCCAAATCCGAGCTCTTTTTAAGTTCTCTTACAATGGTATTTATAACACCATACTACTATTATATGGGTTTTTTCTAAAATTTCAAGGGGTTTTTATCTTTTTTTACAAGAGGTTTTAGCTCTATCGAGGACGTGGAGATTATTCACTATTATTATTGTCATAAAAGTATTTAAACCCATCATTGACTTACTTGTAAGTTGTTGAGTATCATAGTCATATAATAATGCTGGTGCAAGTATGATAAACTTTTTCTCAAACAAATCGTTTAAATCGGGACGTTCTCCGAATATTGGGTTCGCCTCCTTTACACAATCATATTTTAGTCCACGGTATGTGGTATAGATATCTGCTGCTTGCAGTCCTACAAATAAGACCCAATCGAGATTAGTTGGTGGTTCAGTTGGTGGGGGTATAAATGGTAACTTTTTCAGATTTACCTTTGACAAGGATTCTATCGACTTTAGTGAATGCTCTAGATGGACACTGTCTATATGTTTCTTCGCCCAGCAACACGTCCACCCCATCATAATTTCGTGTTTGTCCTTCGAGTCTAGCACCAAGGTTGACGGCATCTCCAATGACGGAATAGTCAAATCTAAGTTCTGACCCCATGTTTCCAACGATGCACTCACCAGTGTTAATACCAATGCCAACATTGATAGGGGGAAGACCGAGTGGTTTGAGTTCTTCATTGAGTTCCTTGGTTGCGATTAGTATTTCTTCTGCAGACTTGACTGCCATCTCGGCATGGTCGGGACAATCTAACGGTGCATTCCAAAAACTCATAATACAATCACCCATATACTTGTCAATTGTTCCATTATTATTTAGGATTATCTTTGTCTGCATGTCAAGAAATTTATTGACAAGTTCTACTAATCCTTCGGGGTCATCTTGTTTCATGTAGTGTTCGCTTATGGGGGTGAATCCACATATGTCCATAAACATGAAGGTAAGTTCCTTTCTATCTCCACCAAGTTTCAATAATTCGGGGTTCTCAGCGAGTTGGTCAACCATGTCAGGCGATAAATACTTTTGGAACTGCTTCTTAATTTCTTCTTTGAGTTGGTAGGTCGTATAGTATTTGTTGAAGGAAGCATGACCGAAAATCATCAAGGAGGCTATCGATGAGTAGAAAGTATCGAAAAGAACGAAAGACGAAGTCCACAAATAGAACCCCCCACCCACCTGAAATCCAACAATACCTAGACTCACTAGACCCGCAAAAATTGTGGGAACATTGTAGACCACGAGTAGAATACTTAGAAGTGCTATCACCAAAAGAGCAATCTCAAGCAATTCGAGATAGTAAGATTGTTGTATTTGAACTTCTTGCGAAACGGTTTGGATTAGGTTCGCTTGCACTTCGTGGGGATATAATACACCCACTGGAGTTGACACTGGATTATTCAGACCTTCAGCAGTCAAACCCCATATTAGAATCTTATTCTCATAATCTGAATTAGAGAGTTCACTAGCACTAACTCTTTTGAATTGGTTCCAATATGATATCATCACATCACCAGTTGGTGTGGTGGTTATTGGTTTAGCACGTCCCATCCTAATCCATTCTATCCCTGATTCAGTTACACGGGTCTGATACGAAGGTTGGTCTTGTATAGCACGTAGTGTTTCTAGTGCAACACTTGGATAGATTTGATTATTTGCAAGAACTAATAGGGGTGCAGAGCGAGTTGTACCATCAAAATTTGGTGTTCCCGATACACTAGGTGTGGTTACACTTACTCCAACACCGTAAGTATTGTCCTGAAGTATCCTGATTGGAGATGCAATTCCTGAAAACTGCCAGATGTTATCTTCTATAACACCCCCACCAAACACTGAAGTATTGACGAAAGGTGCAGTTCCTGTATCTTTTTGTATTGTTGGAGCTGAAGATAGGATAGAAAGTCTATTTACTAGACCTTCAGCAAATATCTCGTCACCACCGAATCTATCGACTTCTTTAAACAGTTGGGTGAACACATGAGTGTTACTCCAATGTGTTTCCAACATAATTTCAGCATAGATGTTTCTTGGTAATGGATACTGTCCATATGTTTCTAATGTCTTCTCATCAATATCAACAAGTATGATATCGTCAACTTGAAGTACAGGTTGTTGTTGATGTAGAAAATCAAACCATGACCATTGTATATTTTCTACAATGTATGGTGACCAAATTTTAAGTCCTACTAGTAACCCGATAGTCACTAAGACTGTCTTCCAATTATACATTAACTAAATTTCTTTTGTATCCACTTAAACATATAGTAAATGCTTAATCCATAAGTTGCCAGAACTGACATTGATATACCTATGTAAATTAACTCTATTGGTGATAGGAAGAGAACCTGCCATACGAAATCAGATGCAGCTTCTACATCACCCAAAGATTCTGGCATGACCATATCATTCTCTTCAAACAGGTCTAATATGTCGTCATACTCTTCTTCAGTTAGACACTCGTAAAACTCGGGTGGACATTCACTCATTCTATAAAGTCCTCTCTCGAAAGTGGTGGTGGATTGTTGTGTCCTATTTTAGAATTTTTCTTACTTTC